GACTTAGTGAAGATGACATCAGAGAAGCTAAGAAGTCTATGTCCACCGCTGAATTTGCCCAAGAGTATTTAGCAGACTTTAATACTTATGAAGGACAAATTTGGAACTTCGATTATGAAAACTGCACTACTAATACCGATCAGTTTAAGCCTGACGGTATGGATGTATTTGCAGGACTTGACGTAGGATATAAAGACCCCACCGCTTTCTGCGTCATTGCTTACGATTGGGACAGTGAAAATTATTATGTAGTAGACGAGTATATTGATGCAGAAAAAACAACTGAGCAACACGCTCTTGAAATACAAAAACTTATTGACAAATGGGATATCGACTATATTTACATCGATTCGGCAGCGCAGCAGACTAGATTCGACTTCGCACAGAACTATGATATTACAACAATCAACGCCAAGAAGTCAGTTCTGGATGGCATTGCACACGTCGCAAATATAGTAGATAACAATCGATTACTTGTTAGTCAAAAGTGTGAGCATACCCTGGAATGTCTAGACCAATATCAGTGGGACCCCAATCCTAATTTGTTACGAGAGAAGCCTAAGCATGACAGGTTCTCTCATATGTCAGATGCCCTCAGGTACGCACTGTACAGCTTTGAAATTTCCGCAGGAACTTTTTAAAGGTACCAAGAAAAAAATAACTCTTGACTTTCGTACCCTATCTTTGGTATAATTTTTTAAAGTGAAAAACTGTAAATGGACCTAAAGCGAGACCTAGTAAAATACGTTAGAGATAAAGCAAAGGCGAAGTACCAGAAGGGTACGGAATGCTTTATTTGCGGAAGTAATGAGAACCTAGATTTTCATCACTTTTACGGATTAACAGAACTGCTAGATATTTGGTTGCGTAAAAACAAATTAGAAATATCTACAGCAGAGGAAATCATGGACGTACGGGATACCTTTATAGCAGAGCACATGGTAGAGCTGTACGATGAGGCAGTAACTCTTTGTCATACTCATCACTTAAAACTGCATTCGATTTATGGAAAAAGACCGAAGCTGGTAACAGGACCTAAACAAAAGCGTTGGGTCGAGAAGCAAAGAGACAAGTATGGCATGGTATAGCAACCTATTTAAGAGAGAAGAAAAAGCAAATCCTGCTCAAGAGTTTATAGCTCGTGAAGAGGGTTTCACTATATCAACTACAGAAAACTATATAAACTATGCAAATGCATACGAACAGTTTGAAGTAGTAAACCGTGCTGTCAACATGATTGTAGACGATGTTGCAGAAATTAAAGTAGACGTAGGGAGAAAACTACCACTAACACCAGTATTCCCAAATATTAGAAAATCACGAGTTGCTCTTCTTTTGAATACTGAGCCTAATCCGTTTCAGGATATAAATACATTCAAAAGAAACTTAATAATTGACTTACTAATAGATGGAAATATTTTTGTTTATTTCGATGGTGCACATCTGTATCAACTACCAGCTAGAAATGTTGAGATTGAGACAGACGAGAAGACGTACATAAAAAGTTTTATATATGACGGAAGATTAGAATATAATCCAAAAGAAGTAATACATATTAAAGAAAACTCCTTTAACTCTTTTTATAGAGGAGTTCCTCGATTGAAGCCTGCGTACAAGCGAATGCAACTACTAGGCTCAATGAGAAAGTTTCAAGAAAACTTTTTTAAGAACGGAGCAGTACCGGGACTAGTAATAAAGAGTCCAAATACTTTGAGTGAAAAGATTAAAGAAAGAATGCTTGCAGCATGGAGATCAAGATATAACCCAGAAGCAGGCGGACATAGACCTCTTATACTCGATGGAGGATTAGAGGTAACAAGTTTAAATGAAGTCAACTTTAGAGAATTAAATTTTCAAGAGTCTATAAAAGAAAACGAAAAGATAATATTAGAAGCTCTTGGAGTACCGCCTATACTTATGGATAGCGGTAATAATGCAAATATTCGACCGAATCATAGGTTGTATTATTTAGAGACTATACTACCGATAGTCAGAAAATTTAATTTTGCATTTGAAAGATATTTTGGTTTTGATCTACAGGAAGACATTAGTAATATTCCTGCACTTAGACCAGAATTGCAAGACGAAGCTGCCTACTACTCTAGTTTAGTAAATGGCGGTGTAATGAGTCCAAACGAAGCCAGAGAAGCTCTAAGACTGGAGCCCGTAGAGGGTCAAGACGGTATTAGAATACCTGCAAATATAGCAGGTTCAGCTTCGAATCCTTCAGAGGGCGGAAGGCCAGTGGAAAGTGAAGGAGAAGAGTAGTGCCAATTCCTGTTCCTGGTGAAAATGAAAGTAAAGAAGACTTCATGAGTCGTTGTATGGCAGACTCAGCAATGAATGATGATTATGATGAAACAGATCAACGTTTTGCTGTTTGTAATGTACAATGGGAAGATAGAGACGATAAAGCGATTTCAGACATCGATTTTAAACCTACTACGGGTATGGCTGCAGAAGCCAGAAGAGGTTTAGAGTGGAGAAAAGAATATAATCGTGGAGGTACTGCAGTAGGAGTTGCGAGAGCAAGGGATGTTGCAAATAGAACAAACCTATCTCCAAGTACTGTAAAAAGAATGCACTCATTCTTTAGTCGACATGAAGTAGATAAGCAAGGACAGGGTTTCTCTCCTGGTGAAGAAGGATACCCTAGTGCAGGGCGAATAGCTTGGGCACTTTGGGGCGGAGATCCTGGACAGTCATGGGCCAGAAAGAAAGCGGCTCAAATTGACAGAGAGCGAGGTAAATCAGAAGTAAGAGACGACGTTTTTAGTACTCAAGATGAAGCAGAAGAAAGAGCTAGAGAAATAGGGTGTGTAGGCACTCATTCTCATGATGAAAATGGCAACATAGTTTATATGCCCTGTGCATCACATGAAGATTATGTAGAAGCAACAGGAAATGAAGTAAAAGCTATTTCTGCAAAAATGAGAGCGGCTTTAGCCAAAAAAGCTAAAGACCACAATGAAAAAGTCGGAGATGTTAAGTCTAAAAGAACTAGCACTCGTACTCTTATTTCCGTGTTTAACAGAGGTGTTGGGGCTTATCATACTAATCCTCAATCAGTTCGACCGAGTGTTAGCAGCCCCGAACAATGGGCACTAGCACGTGTGAATAGTTTTCTATATGCACTTAGAAATGGAAAATTTAGAAGCGGTAAACACGACCAAGACTTACTTCCTGCAGGACATCCAATGTCCTCAAAGAGTTTGGAGAAATCTATGAATAAAGTTTTTAATTTAACTTCTGTATTTAAAGCACAGCCAACAGATGATGGCACTGTAAAGATACAGGGTTATGCAAGTACAAATGATACGGACAGGGCAGGTGATGTAATAGAAAAAGACGCTTGGCTACAAGGAGGTCTTGATAACTTCAAAAACAATCCCATCCTATTATTTAACCACGACTATAATACTCCAATCGGTAAAGCCACAGGGCTTGAAGTTACTGATAGAGGATTAAAAATCGATGGTATAATCTCCAAGTCGGCGGGTAAAATTGCCGAAATGGTGAAAGAGGGCATCCTAGGCGCTTTTAGCGTTGGTTTCCGAGTTAAGGATGCTGACTATATAGAGGAAACCGATGGTTTAAGGATCAAGGATGCGGAACTGTTTGAGGTGTCAGTCGTTTCTGTCCCTGCAAATCAATCCGCTGTCTTTTCTGTCGCGAAATCGTTCGATACAGATGAAGAATATGCGGACTGGAAAAAACAGTTTGTTAACGATCCTCATGTTGAACTAGATCAGTCCGATAAGGACTCATCAAAAGAAACAGCAAATGCTGTCTTCGGAGAATATAAAATGTCTGATAAAGACTTTGATCTCGAAGAGTTTGCAAAAGAGGTAGCTCGTAAGACTGCTGCAGAAATTCAGATGAAACAAGCTGAAGAGAAAGCAGCTGTTGAAGCAGCGGATAAAGAAGCCGCCGTTGAAGCAGAACAAGTCAAAGCTGCTGAAGAAGCACAACTTGAAGAGAAGAAAGCTGAGGTCCAAGCTGTAGTACAGGGTGTAACGACTGGTGCGGAACGCCTAATGGCAGATTTGGAACAAAGAGTTTCCAAAAATCAAGAAGATTTGGGAGATGTAGTTGAAGAACTTCGAAAAGAAATTAATGAGAAGTCTCAAGAAATCCAACACATCCGTGAGTCTAAGAGAGTTTTTGGTGGAGAGCGTTCGAATAGTGATT